TGTGCCTGTTCGCAACGTGTTGTATAAAACGTTTGGTTGCGCAACGAATCGAATTACCGTATCAACAGACAGGCACGACGTTACAGGCCCGTTCGGCGTAAGTTCGAGTTCGTTCCCGTCCCACATGGCCAGATGGTAGCGATCTTCATAAAAATAATACAACGGCGCCGAAAATACGGGTTTTGACAACGCGGACTTGATCGCGTCGAGATTGTTCATCATGATCTCGTGCGTCGCGCCGGATATTCTGCATGGAAATTCCAACATAACCGGATGCGACATGCCGCGCGATATAAGAACATAGTTTGCCGCAGGCAGGCTTTTCAATTGCAATGGCCGAGAATAACCGCCAGGCAGTTTCACGCCTTCAGCAACGCACAATCCGTAGTCGGCAAAGTCTTTTCCGTTATAAATGAATCCACCAGCCATATCAGTAAATCCCTCCTGCCAATGCAGAACGAACGCGGCCAGCAATTGAACGCGAGATCATGTCAATGTCGGCATCGTTTCGCACGGTCACGCCGCCCATGTTTATATTCACGACGGCTCCTGTCCCTGATATATAGGAATCTTTGCCTAGCACCGTTCCGCCGCGCGCAAACGATTCGATATCTGATAGCGTTAGCCTTTGCAACGCGCCGCGCCTGCCAAATGCAACGTTTCCGACTCCGTTCGAATCGAGTATCATGGACAGGATGTTGCCATCCTGCAAACCCGTATACCCTGCGATGCGGCCGTCGCGATAACTCGCCCGCGTAAGCCCCCCAGTCCATCCTGTCGAAATGCGGCGCAGCCATTCGATCAATTCTTCTGTCCCGTACGGCAAATAGGCCCATGCGCGGACAAGCGCATCGCGAAACCGCTGTATCACGGTGCCGGTCATCGAATCGTCTATGGATTGCGGAGAATCATCAGGGAATGGACTCTGTTCTTTTTCTTTCGGCGCGCCGCGATATATGGATGCAGGATCAATCACCGTGCCGCCCCGGGCATATCCGATCAATCCGTACAGTTTCGCCATGACATCGTTGCCCGCGTCGCGATAATGAATCCGCCCCGCATTCTCGCCTGTCAGCGCCTCCAGCGATAGCCAAGTGCCTTCGCCGATTCCGCCAACACCTTGTATGCGTAAAAACTTTCCATCCGAAATCCGTTTAGCCGTAGATACAATCTCGCTCCATCCGTTGCCTATTCCGGTCTGTAAAATGCCCCACGCTTCAACCGTCAACTGGCCCGTGTTTCTGCCATAATTTACCAGATCCGAAAATGCCTTGCGCATGCGTTGCAGCGCAACCGTTTCCGCAATGGACAATTGCTCGATAATTCCGCCTGACGCGAACGATTGAAACAGCATCTTGGCCGTTTCAGACGCCGTGTTTATAAATGTTCCCACCGGCAATGCAAAAATGCCCGGCCGTCCATCGCCGATGATTCCGCGCCGCCCGTCTGGCAGCGTGGCCATCTCCGGTCCTTCCTCGTTCGCTATTACAGGGACAGAACGGACGGTTCCGCCGGATGCATAGGCAACCGGTTCGGTAACGTCTCCAAAATTCGTGAGGCGTTCCCAAATGCCTTTCACAGAATCCCACAGCCGCGACCAGAACCCCTGCGTCTTTTCAGCACTGATACGGTTGGCTTCCGCAATGCGTTCGGCCGTTGTCGCCGCCTGTTCCACAGCGCTATTTTGATGGCCAAGCCCCTCCGGCGATTCCCACCAATCAATCATTTCGAGCCAAGCCGCAACGGACTGATCGCTGGCCTGCTTGTGCGCATTGGCCGCGTCTTCTGCGCCGCCACGGACTATATCAACCGAAACGCCAAGTTCTTCCGCGAGCTTCTGTGTGGCTTCTGCGTATTTCGCTTCTAGATCGGCAAACGCCTTTTCGCGTTCTGCCGCAATGGCCGCTTCGGCCTTTTTATTTTCCTCCACGCGCGCATTATATTCCTCAATGGCCTTCGCCGTTTCGCGTTCCTGTCGTTCCGCGGCAATACGTTCGAGTTCGCGTGCGCGTTCCTCCTCGAGTTGCAACCGTTCCTGAAATGCCGCTTCCTCCTCGGCCATTTTCCGTTGCGCACGTTCAACGGCTTGTTGGTAGTCACGGGCAGCCCGCGCCTCGGACTGTTTATACTCGCGTTCCATGCGATACAAGCGATCCGAATATTCACGATCCAGTTTCTCGACGCCGGCATAATCGCCCGATTGCATGAGTTCTGCTCTGCGCTGCATGTATTCGTATTCGGCGTCTGACAAAGCGTCGTAATAGTCCGTTGCGGCATCCTGCCGCGAATCGTAAAACTCCTGCTGCATTTCGGCGATGCTTGTGTTGAAATCGCGCACGCGATCACGATATTCGCGCTGCATTTGCGCTACCGTTGTCGCGAACCTATCGCGTATGTCGCGCACGGCATCGCCAAAATTCTGTGCGATATCCTTTTGTTTGTCGGCCAGCGTCTTGGCAAGGTCAAGCAGTTTCTCAGCGTTTTTTTGCGAATCGGCAGCCGATTTGTCGGTTATTTCCTTGACTTTGTCGGCATGGCTCTTTTCGAGTTCCTCAATCTTTTTCTTTACATCCGCGGATAGTTCGATCTTTTTCTTTTCGTTTGCTTCGACGCCGTCAACGGCGGCCTGCGACGCAACAACCTGTTCATAATAGAGTTTGTTCAGGTAATCAATGGCGTCTCCGGTCTCCATCGTGGCAATCTTCGCAGCATCATATTTCACTCCGGCCGCGTCGAGCGCATCCATGACCTGCCGCAGCGTTGCCGGTAATTTCGACTGAACGTCAGCGGCCTCGTTTGCCGCCTGATTCGCCGCCATCCATGCAGATGCTAGTTGTTGCAGCGCAATGACCGCCGCGCCTACCAAAACAACGATCCCGCCCGTTCCGGCAAAAAAGGCCGTTATGGACGGCAATAATCCAATCATGATCTGGATGCTTGCAACAACTTGCGGAAGGAATATAAGTATCGGAGACGCTGCCAGCATGAACCCGCCTATTGCCGTGGTCAACACAACAACCGCCTGCGATAAAACAGGGTGTTCCTGCGCCCATTCACGAAAACTCACAATCGCGCTTTTCAACCAGTCTATCAGTCCTGACATTGCAGGTGCGATCTGCTCACCGATAACCTCCATCAAATCGCCAAAATCTTCGCGTAGATGATTGATTTGGCCTCCTAACGTTTGCGCTGCAGCCGATGCGCGCCCGCCGAACTGTTCAGCCAATTCGCCAAGTATGATCTTTTGCGCACCGGCTATATCGTTCACGGCCATGAACGATTTGATTTGTTCTTCTTGCTGTTCGGACAACTGCACGCCTGTACGGCGCAATGCCGTAACGCCAATTACCGGTTCCTGCATGGCCTTGCCAAGCATGATTGCCGTCTGCGACAATTGTTCAGCGCTTGGCGTCGCCCCGTTGTTCAGCCCTGTTGCCAAATCGAGAACGGCTTTTGTTACATCAGGAAATATCTCTTTCCCGATGTTCGTGAACGTCAACAGCATCGCGCTTGCGCTTACTGTCGCGTCATCGGATATGCCGGTCTGCGCCTGCAATTCGGAGGCCATCCGTTTGATTTCGTCTGCCGTTATCCCTGCTGCGCCACCCGTGGATTTCAGTACGGCTTCGAGTTGTTTCGATGCGCGCTCGGATTCATCGAACGCTTTCACGGATGCGCCTATAAATCCTGTTATCACGCCGCCGATTCCGGCAAATGCAAGGCCAATTTTACGAGTGGCTTCCTCAAACTGACGCTGGAGCGCCGATGCCGCATCATCGGCCATGCGCTCCATATCGTTCTTTGCGCTTTCGGCAATCTTTACCGATTCATCGGCAGACTTTACCAGCCCGCTCGTATCGCCGACAAAATATAATATGGCGTCGCCAAGATTTATGGCCATTTGTTCAGCCTTTCATGTTCTTCGGCTTTTTCGGCTGCATCGCCATAAAATCGGTAAATGTCATAGGCCGTATGTTGTCGCGCTCCGTCTTGCTTCGGTTCTGTTCGCGCATCATTCGCGCCTCGCGCATCCTGTCCTCCTGCAAAATCAGCGATGCGGCATTTACCTGTTCGCACGTCCAGCGATCTATCAATTCGGTAAAACTCACGCCATGTTCTTTTGACAGCGTGAATAATCGAATCAACTCGCCGTGGTCTCTGTCCCAGTCGCGCTCCGATTCTGTGCGACGGTCTTCAACTTCTTCAGTTCCGCAGGCAGGCAAACTCCAAAAGGGCCGTATGCCAGCGTAACCATGGCGACAAGTGCTTCTACCGCCTGATACTCTGTCGCGTTTTCCTCGATGTATTCGCGGTCATTCGCGAGGTCGCCCCACGAAAACATCAGGTTTACGAGACGGTACACGTCTTTCTCGATGGCCGTTGCGAGCACGGCGAGCACGTCTTGCGGATTCATATTCAGCGATTTTCCATCGCCGATCAATCTGTCCGCGATCATCGGCAAACATTCGATGCCGGTCATTGCGGCGGCGAAAGCCTCGCGGAACGCTTGCGCCTTCCGCAACGGCAGGGGGGCGATCGCGAACGACCGCTCCCCCAACGTCACGGTAATCGGCGCACCGGATGCGATATCGAAATCGGTGCGATTCATCATCGGTTACGGTTCCTCGCCTTGCGAAATGGTCAGCGTGTTGATCGCCGTCAACAATCGCGTCAAGCCAGCCGACGGACTCTGCGCAATCACATAGCCGCTCGTAACGGCATTGGAAAATGCGGATATCTGCGATACGACGCTGAATCCGGCATTACCGAGCGCCGTCACGGCCGCGGCCGCCGTCAACAATTTGACGTTCGGAATCACGGCGTATTCGACGGATTCCGGCACATCGAACCGAAGAACAGCCGTTCCAACGTCTATATATTGGCCTTCGTCATCGATATACGCGTCGAACTTCAAATCTACAGTTCTGTTGTTCTCGCTCGAAAACTTCGGGAAATTCATACTGGTCAGTTTCACCAGCGGATAGAAAAACCCGAGCGGGATCGGATTATCGGAAATCGGATCGGTGCCGTGGCCGAGCAACACGAGATGCATGAACGGATAGTCCGCATTCTTCGCGCCTTCAGCCAGTTTACGGATTCCGTTTGCATCCGTCGTGAACAGGCCAGTTGCCATTCCGATGGCTTGCGATTCGAGCGCCGATTCATCAATCGTACCCGTAATCACATGGTCTGCCGCGGCCACGAGATCGGATGCCGTCTTACCGAGCGCATGCGCGGGCTTGAACGGTTTGAACTTCGGTTCACCGGCAAACGCCGGTCCGCCGGTAAATGATGGAATCAACGACCAGCCTTCTGCCTCCCATGCCGAATCGGTCAGCACAGGCGGGTTCGGCAGGGCCGTGCCGAGCGGGGCAATGAACGCCTTGAACCCGGTCGGTATTCTGCGGTTCTGATTGTCTCTCGACATAACTAAATCTCCTATGGTCCTGTTACAGTGGTCTCATCCGAACGCGGAACGATGCCAGCACGAACGGCCAGCCTACGTCCGGATCGAACAGATCCTGTGCGTCGGCCTGTTGATATGCGCACGAGATAAACCCGTGCGCGGTTTTTTTCAATTCGGCGCGATGAAGCCGGTCGGCGAGCGCACCGTATACCGCGCGCGCCGCTCCATGATCCGTCGTGCCGCCAAAACATTTGATGTGGTAGTCGGCCACGACATCGGTGTGAACCTTGTCCGCGCCGAAACCGGAACCGTTTCCCGTCGCTTCGACCGCCGCCTGCGCGTTGTCGAATCCCGGCGGAATTCGCGGGATATAAATGCGCGTGCCGCACAGGGTATGCAGCAGGGTTCCAGTTTCCACCAGATAAGCGCGCAGGATAGCGTTCGTGTCGATCACAACGATCCCTCCGCGCGGCGTTCCCAATCGCGAAACGCCTCCATGAATCCGGGGAGAATGTCGGGCCGGGCCGCCATGTGCTTCGTGCCGATGTGCAGGTAGCCGCCGTAACCGTCCTCGGTGTGGATGTTGCCGCGCATCGAGGCGGAATCCCATTCGGCGTGGATGTTTCGCCTGTGAGTCCCGCCGCGATAGCCTCTCGGCTTTTTGGTTTTCGCGCCGCCCGGCAACCGGTTCTCGATGTCCCAGCCGACAGGCGCACGTTTCTGTGCGCGTCCTTTGGCGTCCTGCAGGAAATCGGCCATGCCGACGCCGATTTTTTTCACGGCGTTCTGCAACGCGCCGCGAAGTTCATCGGCATCGATCGAGAATGCAGCCTGTTCGCGTCCAGGTACGGTGCGTCGTGCCATTATCCGGTTCCTTTCGCTGGCATGAGTTCCAAATCCACAACAAGACACGTAGGGCCTTGCGCAGGTGCGCCAACGACTTTGAATTCCGGCTGCGGCGAAAGCGCAACGCCCGCCTTGGACACGATGCGCACGCGGGATGTGGCCGTTATCGCCGTGCCCAGCGGCAGGCGCAATCGCGCCGCATTGGTTGGGAATTGCGCATTGTCGCGCGTCTCGGAACCGCCGCCTGCGTCGAATCCGCAAACCGTATTGGCGCTCCACGCAATCGTCTGGGTCGTGTAAGCGCCGCTGGTGCCGACTGACAGCGTGCCAACCGTGCACACGTCCAGCATGCTGTCCTGTGCGGCGGCCCGCATTCGGGCATATTCCGTTGCGGTTACGGGATTCATTGCAGCGCGTCGTCCTCTCCCTGCGGGTAACGGTTCACGTGTTCCACGATGCCGCCGGTCTCGGCATCGAGCCGCCGGGTTTTCGACAGCAATTCGAGCGTGCCCGGACACGACTTCGAGCGGTACCGTTGCGCGATCTTCATGTACTGTTCATATACCTGATCGCGGCTCAGCGTCGCTCCATCAGCCGTCACCTCGTAATCGCATGCGACAGCCGCGGCCTTTTCTTCCCAGATGGCTGCGGCTGCCGCATTGAGATCGTAGGTCGGCAACCAGTTCGGATTTTCAGATAATGAGTACGGCTCGGTCGAATAATCAGGCACGGTCGGCGGATTGCCGAATGCGTCGTTGACGGCATACCGTTCGATTTCGGCCATAATTGCCGAATCTGAATATACTGCCGTCGTGGGTTCTGCCACCATCCGCCGTAGCCGTGCTATCTGCTCTGCCGATGCCGCCATATCATGCATCCTCCCTGTTACCGCCCTAGCAAATAAACGATCTTCAAATGATACGTTCCGTTTGGCGTGCCGTTCGGCGTATACAACGACGTCTGAATGGAACCTGTCGCCGTAAACGTCCCTGTATCATTTGCTCCGTTCAGCGTAGCGATGAAAAATCGCGTGGAATCGGCCACAACGTTCGGTAGCGCGAACTTGTTTCCAACGCCGACACTGACAGCGTCTCCGCTCGAATTCGTTTTTGCCGGCAATGCAATTGACGTTACCGTGCGAAATGCTTTCGCGCCCACAACAGTCGCCGTTCCGTTCAGGGCAATTGTATCTGTGCACGACGCGCCCGCGATGTCTCGGCCAACAATCACGACGTTGCCTGCAATGCCAGCGGCATTGCCAGTGATCGACAGCGTTCGCGGCACGTCCGGATTCGAGATTGCGGTCGTAACGGTTTGTCCCGCCGCGCCGAGCGTCACGGCTGCATGCACGCTCGCCGTGTTGGCATTCGTTGGCACGATGTCGTAAATCGCAAGCGCGCCAAGATACGCGCAGTTGGCGAGCGGCGTGCTGCCGTCGCCCTGCACGCGGGCCGACGCATCGAACCGAAGCGGATACCATTGCGCATGCGCACAGATAGGAACAGACGCAATGATCGCAATCGCGATCAGCATCACGATATGTTTTCTGTCCATCGGTTATCCTCCTTACGCCGTCAACACGGCGAACTGGCACCGCGTGGATTTCGTGGCGTTCGCACGATTGATTGGATTTGGAAGCGCGACTCCGATCCGCATCACGGCGCGGAGCGCTACCATGTCGTCCTGCATCAGGTTGAACTGTATTTGGCGCGGGCTGGACGCATCGGTGATCACGCCTTCGGTGAAAACCTTGAATGTAAGGTCCTTCCGAATCGCGTAAACCAGTTTGCTCCAGTCGCCGGAGATCATCAATGCCGTCGCCGGATCGATTACGCCGTTCGCCGGGAAAGCGATCGGCACGCCGTCCAACAGCATCTGACTCGCCAGCGCCGGATTCGTGTTGAAAATCGGTTCACCGGTCGTGCTGCGCACGCCGCGCAGTTTCGCCTTCATCGTGAGCGCGGCGATGTGGCCGGTGACGTTGAATCCGTCGGCCTCGACGAGACCGGCGGCGCCGCCCTCGCTGAGAATCGCGTCGTAAAGGTCCGCGAACGATGCCGCGCTCACGACATGACCCGCCGTGTTGCAGCGGGCGATGAGGCCCGCGCCGCCGAGCGCCGTGCTCCAATCGGTCGGGATGTTGGTGCCGTTGATCACGGCGCCGTCGAACACGACGCCAAACGCTTCCTGTATCAGCGGCGAAACCTCGCTCCAGATCGGATAGTCGGCATCGTCCAGAAGCGATTCCGGAATCGGGAGAATCACGGCGATCTCCGCCGCCGTCAGATAAACGTTCTCCCACGCCGCCTCGCTCGTCTGTTTGATGCTGCCCTCGGCGGGCGCCTCGGCCACGAAATAGCCCGACGGCAGCGCGGACATCACCGGCAACCGGCGCACGTTGCGCGGCAAATCCGGCAACCGGCGCGCCTTTTCCATCACGAACGAATTTGCAGGAACGTTCTTGATA